AAAAACGGCGACCATCCGACCATGAAGCCGATCCCGCTTCTGGCGTATCCTATCATGAATTCCAGCATGGCAAACTCGCTGGTGCTTGACCCATTTGGCGGCAGTGGCTCCACGCTGATTGCCTGCCAGCAGACAAACCGCATCTGCTACACCATTGAGCTGGACGAAAAGTTCTGCGATGTAATCGTGAAGCGCTACATTGAACAGGTCGGCTCCGCTGCCTGTGTCACTGTGGTCCGTGATGGTTTGACCTACAGCTATGAGGAAATCGCCTCGGCATAATTGGTAATCTACGCACACTCTAAGGGCACAGATTTGGTACATTTATACTTCAAATATAACTTGCTATTTTGTGCCTTTAGAGTGATATATGTAGTACCAAATTTAAAGGAGGATTTCCCTATGAACATTACTTTGAACGCAACCGACCGCAAGCCTCTGGTCAAGGCCATCAGCGAACTGACCGGCGAAAAGGCTGTCTACATGAAGACACCTACATACGCCTACAAAATTGGTGACTACACCGTTACCAGAGAAGGCAATCTGGAGGTACCTGATGGCTTGGATGCAGAAACCCTGCAGCAACTGAAAGACACTCTGGAGAGCGCTGGTTACCAGCCGGAAGGCATCGAGGTCCCTGAAGCAACTGCCGAGGATTCCTCGGAAGATGAAATCACCGGCATCTGCATTTCCATGCCTCGCAGCCTTTTCACCGACGCCAACTTGGAAAACCTGAAAAACATCATCGCTGCAAAGCGTAGCCTGATTTGCAAGGCGCTGGGTACGGATGACCTGCCGCTGGAGATTACCGACACAAAGGTTTCCTTCCCTTGGTTTCCCGGCCAGCCGGATGCCGACAGTGTGAAGGCCTACGATACCTTCATCTGCAAGCTCTGTGAAATGGCCCGAAACATGAAGCGCTCCAGCGCAACGGAAAAGCCAGTGGATAATGATAAGTACGCCTTCCGCTGCTTTCTCCTGCGCCTCGGATTCATCGGTACGGAATACAAAACAGAACGCAAGATTCTCCTGAAGAATCTGACCGGATCTTCCGCTTTCAAAAGCGGTGCAAAGAAGGAGGTGGCCTGCGATGAAGTTTCCGAATAAAGCAGTAGTCGAACAAATCCGCAACCAGTATCCTGCCGGTACCCGTGTAGAGTTGGTCCAGATGGACGATGCGCAGGCTCCTCCGGTCGGCACCCTTGGTACCGTCTGGGGCGTGGATGATACCGGCTCCATCATGGTGCATTGGGATAACGGCTCCGGCCTGAATGTGGTCTACGGCGTCGATGTTTGTCGAAAGGTGGCAAAAGAACATGAACGATAATATTCTTGATGACCTCTTTTACGGCAAAATCGATCCTTGGGAAGAACGTCCCACCAATATTGAAGAATTTCGCCAGCTGAATCAGAAGATGGGTCAGCTCAGCGACGTCCTTGAGGCCAGACTGGATGATGATACAAAAGAACTTCTCGACCAGTACATCTCCATCCGTGCAGACATGGAAATGCTCCTCGCCAGCGAGAGCTTTAAGAACGGATTTCGACTTGGTATGAAACTCCTGATAGCCGTACTCAACAAGCCATAATATACACAAATTCTGCAGCAAAACATCGTGCAGTATTCTACGATTTATATCGCAGAAATGACTTGCTATTATGTGCTTTTAGAGCGAATATGTGTACTACCGAAAGGGAAAACACATTTTTTACGGAGGAACAACACCATGAAGAAAATTGAACTTTTTGAAAGAGCCATCGCAGAGCAGGCCGGAAGCCTGAAGGATTACGGAATCAACGGGACCATGTTCTGGGCCTACCGCAAGAGCATCGACGCAGAAAACGACCTGATTGATTTTAACGAAGTCATCTGGGACGAGGACATCGATGCCATCGCCGAGTGCATGATGGAAAACGGCATCACCGAATTTACCATCAGCAGCACCTTTTCCAGCCTCATTCCTACCCTCGCAGCCTTCGACAAGCACGGCTTCAAGATGGCAGGCATCACCGAGGTGAACGCAAACTACACCGACTGGCAGACCAATAAGAGAGCCAAAATCCCGGCGATCCGCATGGTCAAAAACTAACCCAACAAACCCAATAAAGCAGGGATTGAGCCGGATGGCTCTTTCTCTCGTAGTGCAGCCGACGGGCTGTATTTTTTATGCCCTTTTGAAAGGAGGAAGCGGCAATTGCGAAAACTGGAAAACTACACACCGACAAAGTTCATGGCTGCGGACTCCACCTACAATAAAGCTCTGGCGGATTACGCAGTCAATTTTATAGAGTGCCTGTGCCACACCAAAGGCACATGGGCCGGTAAGCCTTTTGAACTGATTGACTGGCAGGAACGTATTATTCGAGACATCTTCGGCACCATCAAGCCAAACGGTTATCGACAATTTACGACAGCGTATGTCGAAATTCCTAAGAAGATGGGCAAGTCCGAGCTTGCTGCTGCGGTGGCCCTTCTGCTCACCTGCGGCGACGGTGAAGAACGTGCCGAGGTCTATGGCTGTGCAGCTGACCGCCAGCAGGCAACCATCGTTTTTGACGTGGCTGCTGATATGGTGCGTATGTGTCCTGCGCTGAATCGCCGTGTAAAAATTCTGGCTTCCCAGAAGCGTATTGTTTATACGCCTACCAACAGCTTCTATCAGGTGCTGTCAGCAGAGGCCTACAGTAAGCACGGCTTCAATATCCACGGTGTGGTATTTGATGAGCTGCACACGCAGCCAAACAGAAAACTCTTTGATGTTATGACCAAAGGCTCCGGCGATGCCAGAATGCAGCCTCTGTATTTTCTGATCACCACTGCCGGTACCGACACCAACTCCATCTGTTACGAAACGCACCAGAAAGCAAAGGATATTCTGGAAGGCCGTAAAATAGACCCGACCTTCTATCCGGTCATTTATGGTGCTGACGAAAGCGATGATTGGACAGACCCGGAGGTCTGGAAGAAAGCAAATCCATCTCTCGGCATTACGGTAGGCATCGACAAGGTGCAGGCCGCTTGCGAGTCGGCCCAGCAAAACCCTGCCGAGGAGAACGCTTTTAGGCAACTCCGCCTTAACCAATGGGTCAAGCAGGCTGTCCGTTGGATGCCGATGGACAAATGGGACACCTGCGCATTCAAAGTAAATGAAGAATCCCTGCGAGGCCGCGTATGTTACGGTGGCTTGGACCTTTCCTCCACCACGGACATCACGGCTTTTGTATTGGTGTTCCCGCCACTGGATGAGGATGACAAATATGTGGTCCTCCCATACTTCTGGATACCGGAAGATACACTGGAGCTTCGAGTGCGCCGTGATCATGTCCCGTATGATGTCTGGGAGCGACAAGGCTTCCTGCAAACCACCGAAGGTAATGTGGTCCACTACGGCTACATCGAAAAATTCATCGAGCAGCTGGGCGAAAAATATAACATCCGAGAAATTGCCTTTGACCGCTGGGGCGCTGTGCAGATGGTGCAGAACTTAGAAGGCATGGGCTTTACGGTGGTGCCTTTCGGTCAGGGCTTTAAGGATATGTCGCCTCCGACCAAAGAGCTGATGAAGCTGACCTTGGAGCAGAAAATTGCCCACGGCGGTCATCCGGTCCTGCGCTGGATGATGGACAATATCTTCATCCGTACTGACCCTGCCGGAAACGTCAAAGCCGACAAAGAAAAATCCACAGAGAAAATCGACGGTGCCGTGGCTACCATTATGGGCCTTGACCGTGCGATCCGCTGTGGCAACAGTAACTCTGCCAGCGTCTATGACGAGCGTGGCATACTTTTCATTTAAGAAGGGAGCGTGATTTCCTATGGGAATTTTATCTGGAATATTTAAGGCCAGAGACAAGCCTACTAATGCGACTGCCGGAAGCGGCTATCGTTTCCTGTTTGGCAGTTCCACCTCTGGCAAAAACGTAACGGAGCGCTCTGCCATGCAGATGACCGCAGTATATTCCTGTGTTCGTATCTTGGCAGAAGCAGTGGCCGGTCTTCCGCTGCACCTATATCGCTACACCGATACCGGCGGCAAGGAAAAAGCCATCGACCATCCTCTGTATGCGCTGCTTCACGATGAGCCGAATCCTGAAATGACCTCGTTTGTATTCAGGGAAACACTCATGACGCACCTGCTCCTCTGGGGCAACGCCTATGCACAGATCATCCGCAACGGCAAAGGTGAAGTTGTGGCCCTGTATCCGCTGATGCCAAATCGTATGGTGGTGGACCGTGACGAACACGGCCAGCTCTATTACACCTACTACCGTGGCCCGGACGAAGCTATCCGCAATAAGGATACAGCGGTTATCCTGCAGCCTTCCGATGTGCTGCACATTCCCGGCCTCGGCTTTGATGGTCTGGTCGGTTACAGTCCCATTGCTATGGCAAAAAACGCCATCGGCATGGCAATCGCCTGTGAGGAATACGGTGCTAAGTTCTTCGCCAACGGTGCCACACCGGGCGGCATCTTAGAGCATCCCGGCACCATCAAAGACCCACAGCGTGTGCGTGAAAGCTGGCAGTCCACCTTTGGAGGCAGCGGCAACGCAAATAAAGTGGCCGTTCTGGAAGAAGGCATGAAATACACGCCTATTTCCATTTCACCGGAACAGGCCCAATTCCTCGAAACGAGGAAATTCCAAATCAATGAAATTGCTCGAATTTTCCGTGTCCCGCCTCACATGGTCGGCGATCTGGAGAAGTCGAGCTTTTCTAATATTGAGCAGCAGTCTTTGGAATTTGTGAAATACACCTTGGAGCCTTGGCTCGTCAGGTGGGAGCAATCGATGATTCGAGCGCTGATTTCCACTTCCGATAAGGCTGCTTATTTTATCAAGTTCAATGTGGACGGTCTGCTCCGTGGCGATTACCAAAGCCGTATGAACGGTTACGCCATCGGTAGACAGAACGGCTGGATGAGTGCAAACGACATCCGTGAACTTGAAAATCTCGACCGTATCCCTGCCGAAGAAGGCGGTGATTTATACCTCATCAATGGCAATATGACAAAGCTCAAGGATGCGGGCATTTTCGCAGGAAAGGAGGAAACGCAGAATGAAGAAGTTCTGGAACTGGAAGACCCAGACGGTGACCAATCAGGAGACTCAGGAGACAGTGACGGAGAGAACGCTGTTCCTCAACGGAACAATCGCCGAGGAAAGCTGGTTTGACGATGACGTCACTCCACAGATTTTCAAAGACGAGCTGAACTCCGGCTCCGGTGACATTACCGTTTGGATTAACTCTCCCGGCGGCGACTGCATTGCAGCAGCGCAGATTTACAACATGCTGATGGACTACAAGGGCAATGTGACCGTCAAGATTGATGGCATCGCAGCGTCTGCGGCATCCGTCATCGCAATGGCCGGTACCAAGGTGCTGGTATCTCCTGTTTCGATGCTGATGATTCACAATCCGATGACCGTTGCCTATGGCAATTCTGCGGAGATGCAGAAAGCCATTGACATGCTGGGCAGCGTGAAGGATTCGATTCTGAACGCATACGAAATCAAGACCGGCCTGTCCCGCACCAAGCTCTCCCATCTCATGGATGCGGAAACTTGGATGGACGCTAACAAGGCCATCGAACTTGGCTTCGCCGATGAGCTAATGCAGCGCTCTGCCGCTACGGATGAAATTCCCGTGCCGCAGGTCAGCATGATGTTCTCCCGCACAGCAGTGGTTAATTCTCTCATGGATAAACTTGCTGCCAAGTGCAAAATCGAAGCCAAACCCACACAGACAGAAACCAAAGTCACAGCCGATTCCCTGATGGATAGGCTCAATCTTATCAAAAATTGGAGGTAATTTATTATGACTATTTTGGAACTCAGAGAAAAGCGTAACAAGGCATGGGAAGCTGCAAAGGCCTTTGTGGAGACCAAGCGTGACAAGGACGGTCTGCTCTCCGACGAGGATGCTAAGACCTATGCCGAAATGGAACAGAAGGTGCAGAATTACACCTCTGAAATCGAGCGTATGCAGGCAATGGAAGCTATGGAAGCCGAACTCAACAAGCCTGTCAACACTCCTATCACTCACAAGCCTATGAACGGCGGCAAGGATACCGGCGACGGTAAGGCTAAGACTGGCCGTGCTTCCGATGCGTATAAGGCTGGCATGCTCAAGGCCCTGCGTACTAACTTCCGTACTATCTCCGACGTCCTTTCCGAAGGTATCGACGAGAACGGCGGTTACCTTGTGCCTGAAGAGTACGACTCCCGCCTCATCGATGTGTTGACTGAGGAGAACATCTTCCGTGGTCTCGCCAATGTCATCACTACCAGCGGCCAGCACAAGATTAACATCGCCGGTGCCAAGCCTGCGGCAGCGTGGATCGAGGAAGGCGGCGAGC